GGTTTTTTAGAAGGGAATAACTCATTTAGTTTTTCTTTTCTTTTATCACAGCCACAATCTCTACCATCTGCAAAAAACTCTACTGCTTTCTTAATACCAGTTGCTTTGGTAATTTTTTCTACCTGATCTCCTAAACCATTGGAAGCTTTCTCATGATTAGCTTTCCACTCTTTAAACTCTTTAGTTCTCTTGTCCTTTGGGGGTTTTGATGTATTCATATTCTCCTGTTTTAAAATCTGTGTAATCTTCTTGTAATTTATTTTTTATATCTAACTTAAGGTTTTTTAGGGTATTAAATATACTTACCCAGCTTATCTTTGTTTCACTAGCAAGTTTTCTTATACTCATATCAGTCCTAGAGTATAGCTTCCATATCTTCTTATCATACCAATGCCAATCATCAGAAACATCATCAACTAACATACAGATCTGATGAAAGGCTTTGTTTTCTTCTACATCATCTTGAGCTGGTAATTGTAAGAAGTTCTCATCACTATCTATATTTACTTTTTGTATTTTTTTCTTCTTATTATAGAATTGGTAGTATATTGATTTAAGTGTAAAAAACATATAGCCTCTACTTACCTTACCATCTTTTATTATTTTATTAGGATCAGCATATTTTATTAGTGCCTCATAACTTTGTTGTACCAGATCCTCAGCATAGAAATGTTCACCAAAACTTTTTATAATACCTACCCAAGTTTTATGTTGTTTAGCTACAATATTTAACCATTCTAATTCTCTATCCATTGTACAGTGATACTTAAAAAAGCTATACATACTTGGAAGGTGTGTTCTCTACCTTCATCTAAATCTGTAAATGAATACAAAGAACCCATCATAATTCCAATTATTGGTGCAAATGTTATTTCTGCATTATAATAATATCCAAAAACAATAACACCTAAAGCTATACACCCTAATATAATAAAAAATGTAATCAAAATAATATCTCTTTTAAATCTGATTTTTTGCTATGTAAAATATCCTGCCCCATAAATTCAAAACCTACATTGTTTTTTACCATCCTCATTCTTATAGGCTCTTGGTATGGGGTACATCTCCCACCTGTTTCTGTTTCTTTTATCTTTAGTACATGAAGTTCTGAAAACATCCAATCTGTAGGGTGGGAAGTCATTCTATGGCAACAGATCACATCATCAGCTCTATTACCCCACTTACCCCCACCTTCTACAGATGATAATCCTAATGGCTGTGGTAAACCAGCATACTCATGTTCTTTAGGATAAGTTCTTCTCATAGCCTCAGTCACCCCATGAGCATTTAAGTATACAGTTATATTTTCATTTTTTGCAAATAATCTTAATTCAGAAGCTACATGGTAATCATATAAATGTGAACCTATACCTCTCATCATTTGTGTATCTATAGAAAGAGAGTTATAAGGATCAATTAGTATACCATCATAATTCCAAACATCTTTTATAGCTTTTGCTTCTTTAAGTAAATCTTTGTAGGTGTATAGATCTTGTACATCTATTACTTTAAAGTAATCATCACACCATTGTATTTCTTTTGCTATCTCTGTTTCACTTGCTGTGTGTATAGGTTTGCCCATTTTAAACTCTATAATCTTTCTTACTATGCTATCTGGTGTATTTTCACTACTCCATATAACAAATTTTAACTTGTGAATTAATGCCCAAGCTGTAAGAAAGTAACAAAGAATTGTAGTTTTACCCACATTGGAATGGCCTATCCAAAGTGTAAAGCTGCCCTGCTTATACCTAATGTACTCATCAATATCTGGTACACCTATTTTTAAGCCTTCTTGAATCTTTCCATTTTTTATATCAAAGATTCTTTGTTTAATTCTATTGGTTTCTGCTATCATAAAAAAAAGGGGGTAACTAACCCCCCCTCTATTTAAAATGGTGTTTCAACTCTTTGAGCATTTTGCTCTTTGTTTGTAACCTCATTTCTCTCTGCTATTGATATACCTCCTTTATCAATCCATTTAACTGCTGCATTACCTAGTGTTACAGGTTTTGCTTTATTATCTTGTTCTTCTTTTGTTTGTGATTGTGTAACCCAAACATTATTTCCATATTGTGATACATTCTGTACCATCATAGTAAGGTTTAAATATTTCTTACCATTCTTACCTTGTACTATTTTGCTTTTATCAATTGCTGTAAGGTCAATACTTCCTGAGATAATTGCTGTGTTTTTTTTATCCATAATATTTCTACTTTTGTTTTGTTATAATTAAAATAAGTTTTTTTGATATTACACTTTAGATAATTCACTTTCTACTTTTTTAGCTACTTTGTATTGGTTTCTAATATCTTTTATTGTGTAACCTTCTTTAATCCACCCTAGTGCTTTATTGTAATCAGGTGTGTTAAAATTCAGCCATATCTTTTTATCTTCTGGCATCTTAGGTAAAGCTGGTAGAGCTGTTGTATTCTCTTCTCCTGTTACCCATTCAACAAATATATTTGCTGTTTCTAGTATTTGTTCTTCATTCCAATTATCTGTTTTAGAATAAAGATCTGTTGCTCTATTTAAGCAACTTTGTTTAATAATGTACAATTGTGTAGCATCCATAATTATTTATTTAAAGTTATTGTACTAAGTTATAAAAAAATTATTACAAAAAAAAAGAGGTAAGATTTAGAACCTTACCCCTAACTTCAAAACAAACAATTATCTAAAGAAAAGTGTTGAGCTTGTTAGAATAATAAGTGATCATATCCTTGAGCTCATCAGTTGTAAATTTAGTTATTATTTGGCTTTTAAGGTGTAACTCTTCTGCTAATTTATTACCAAGATATTTACTAAACTTATATTGCTCACCAGATTTATATACATTACACCCTACACATTGTACTGCTGTATTTCTTTCATCCCATCTTGTACTGTAGTGTTTTCTACTCATAAAATGGCCACACTGCATACCTCCTGTTTTCCAATGTCCTACTTTACCACAAGTAACACACTTAACCATCCCATATTTATCAGCATCTTTTATTCTTATGTATTGAGAAAATACTACATCTAGTTTTTTTACTAGTTTACTCCTAGTAGGTTTTTTAGAAGTTTTAGGCATTGTTTTTTTTTATACATCCATGTGGTTTAAAAGTAAATTACCATCTTCTGTATTAAAAGTTTTTATTAGTTTATAAAGATACTTACTATCATTTTTTACTTTTTTCTTTTCTGTTTTAGTAGAATCTGTACCTAGATTAGTATACTGTGTAGCATCTAGTTCTAGTATAGCATCTGTTCTATCTTTTATAGTAAGTTGAAAGTCTAGTGCAATTTTTTCAGCTAGTTTTCTAATAGTCATATCTTCACTCATTTAGTTATATTTAAAGGTTATATACTTAGCCTCCACCCACCAAAGGTAGAGGTTTTTTTTAACAGTTGTAAAATTTCTTAGATTGTGTTTTATTAACATTACCTTCCTTGCCCTCTATATTTTTTACTATAGTTCTTAGAAGATTTTAATGCTGATGTTTTGGATTTACTATGTATACCTTTTCTTTTAATCTTTGTTTTTATGTAGTTAATAACTTTTTGCTTTGCCATCACTTATGCTTGTTATTACCAAATACTTTCTCTACACCTCTACTACCAAAATAACCACCAATAACAATAGTTAATAATCCAGTAATAGAATCTAAAGGGTAACCTAAATACCATCCTAATACATAAGATATAGTAAGAAACACAAGTATTAATGGCCTTACATTAGAAGCTAACCAGCTACCAGATCTAGCATCTGCCACCCATCTTCTAGTAGTACCATCTATTTCAGCTCTTTCTATATCTAGTTTTTTAAGTGCAATAGCTTTATCTTCATCACTCATTTCACTACCACCAATAATAGCTTGTATAACATTACCTGCTAAACTATCACCAGCTACTGCACCTACTACACTAGGTATTTTATCTAAAAGAAATTTACCTACTTGTGTATCTTTAAATTTTTTCTTTTCAGGCATAATGTTGATCCTACTGTACCAGTTTTAACTGTATAACCAGAAGCTGTTAGGTTTGTTTGGATCTGTATCACAGTGCAGGAATGTTTTGGCAATTCCCACTCTTTTGAATCCTGCTTGGATAAGGGCACTGAGTATAATACATCTTTCTTGATTATTGGATACAGCAATA